CTTTTGTTTTCAATCTTACTCATATAACAAAGTTATTAATTTTTTTTAATCTGCTAACAAATCTCTTATTAAATTAGAAATTTGCATCAAAGCCACGTTATTTATCAAATTCCAAACTAATCCCATATCGCCCATAGGTGGATTATCCTGTAACCTTTTTGGCTTACCATCTTCGCCTCTTACCGCTTCATAGCCTAACGTACAACGGCAATTGATAACATCACCAGCACTTCCACTTGGGTCGCAAGGATGTAACATTTGCTCAAAACCTCCGTTTTTAGTTTTAACATTAAATTTTTCATCGTAAGGTACTTTTATTCCATCCATATTATAATGGTCAAACTGATCTCGTGGCACTCGCCTTGTTCGGTTATCCCTCGCTGCAATCCATTCCTTCATAGTTACAAGTCCAGTTGCAGCCGTGCCTACCATTGAGCCTATGTTCGCTGCTCTGCCTGTTTCTGTTCTTGCTATCATTTCGGCTCGGTAGTCCGTTATACCAGCCGTTCTCAATAGCTTGATTGTTTCTTGCATTGTCAAACCTTCTTCAACAGACTTGATTAAGTATTGTTGAATTTGGTTTTTTGTTGTTTGTGTTATTTCGGCAGATATATTATCTAATCCTTTTAATTCAAGATAAGTCAACATCACATAAGTAAACAAGTCCGTTTGCTTACTCTTAAATTCCTCTGGTCCGTAATAACCTTTAACCGATTTAGAAACGTTTTTCTCGGCAATTTGTGCCATCTTAACGCCCATTGCAATATGAACGTTTTGGATGGTCTTTTTTATCTTCTTATCGCTTATAGCGTTTAAATCTTGGGTATCGCAATAAGTATCCACTTGCCTTTGCAGTTCTTTCTTGAACTTTGGCGAATAGGTTTTTATTGCGTTTAAATATAGTTTCCTATAATCTTGCCAAATCATTATTCTGGTAGCGTTAATGGTTGAAACTCATCTGGACTTTGTAAACTTGAAGGGATATATAATTTCTCCATTTCTGCTTGATCTATGTAAGGTGGAATTTCTAATCCCATAATATCCATCTTTTGCTTTGGTGCAATCCACCAAGCCTTATCTAACCATTCAACTTGCTCTGCTTTGTTAGCTTCTAATTCACCATAAACAGTTGGGTCAAAGTCAACATAAATGTCAGTTCCACGATATCCCCAATCCGAATGTAATTTACGATTCAAGTTATCTCTAATACCAACCAACAAAGGAATCGCACAACGAACTGTTAATGCTTTCTCACCTTCCCTTTGATTATTGTAAGTCTTGTTATCAGCATCATTTAATAATTGAGATGGTACTCCATAAATATTACAAAGTGCTTTCATATCCCACTTTTCACTTTCAATAATATCTAATTCAACAGGACTTAATCCGATTTGTTTCCAATCTACTTTATATCCACTAACCGCAATAGAATTAAAGTTAGCAGAACCACCTTTCTCACTTACTGCTCTTTTAAGTGCTTGTGCTTGTTGTGTTCCACTTATAGGGTCAAAGCGTTCATCATTCATAAAAAGAACTCCAGCTGGACCACCATTCTGGAAAGATGCAACCGCCGCAGTTTTCGCTTCGTTTGAACGAGTCAAGTTTCTCGCAGCAGCCATCAATGGTGATTGACCATATAGTTGATTCCCAGTTGTATTCCATTGTAAGTTTATGTATTTATCTTGTAATATCTCTTGCTTAGTAAAGTTCCATAAAGGACCATAATTTAATTGGTAACCGCTAATCGTTGGAGGGAAGTTTTGAATGTCAGCTAAGACATACATATACTGAGAAGGCAGAACGTACATTTCATACGGCTTACCATCGTTATTACCACCTTCAATCATCTTTGCGTAAACAAAAGAGTTACCTGTTACTAATTTAAAAGTACACCAAGCCTCTACGAAATCGCCAAATGTATCTTCTTCATTAGGGTATTTTAATAACTCGTTTAATCTTGCATCTTTTGTATATAATTCAAATGCTTTCTTATGTAGCTTCTCAACATCCTTCCAGTTCTCAATCTTATCTGGTTGGCTCATCAAAGCCTTGTATTTCTTTGCAGAACTTTCATCCTTTACTCTGTAAACGTGGAATGGAGCAAGTTTTGCTTTGTCCGCAATTAATTTAACGATTGAATAAACTATGTCATTTGCTGAATAACCATCATTTACGAAACTAATGTTATCGCCACCTTGCCAAGTTATTATCCCTTGTTGTATTGCAACTTGTCCGTTAAAAGGAATTTGTGGTAGTACAGTAGATAGTTTTTGTCTTTTACCAAAAAAGTCAAGTAATCCCATTATATATGAATTTTAACAAAGTTAGACAATTTATCCTAAAATACCGACACCTCAAATTTTAGCTTGGTTAAATGCGTAAACACGGCATACCTACAAGCATCCATCAAGTCATCATTTGCCTTTACAGGTTCTTCTATTACATTATCGTTTTTATCCTTTTTCCATTTGTAAGACATAAACTCCCTTCTTAGGTTTTTGCTATTGTAGTGCAAGTTTATTGGATAAGACTTCATCTTTACTATTCCTGCCCATACATCCTTTTGTGCTGGTTTAATGTTAAAGCCTTGTCGGTAAAGTTCCTCAATTGATTTAGGCTCGGCAGCATCCGCATAGATTGTAGCTCGTTCTGGTAGTTTCTCTTTAATCAATCTTGATAGATCACTTAAAGTAAGTCCGCTTTGGTAAACTATTTCCTCAAAGTAGTTTTGTCCTTCATAGTGCGTAACCTTAACTAAAGCTGCTGGATGGACGTAACCAAAGTCTAATCCATAGAATACATCCCCATCTGGTGCTTGGTCGTATTGCTTCCATTGAGTATAAATAATTTCCTTTGCCGAACCTCGTTCTCCTAATCCGTAAACCTTCCACATAAAATCATCTGGTAAGTCTTTGTACTGCTCAATGTTTCTAACTTGACTTTCGCTAAGGTTTGAGATATTATTTAAGTAGGTAGAATGAATGCGTTTGTTCTTTGGATTGTCGGCTACCTCATATACCCAAGAAATAAAGTCGGCTGGATTCCAGTCTAAGAATGATTGTCCAGTAGTACGAATTAAAAGCTGGTCAAATAAAGCCTTGCTAATTAGGTTTGCCTCGTTTACGAATAGTATATCCCTTGCTGGTCCTTTTGCTTTGTCTGGGTCTTCAAGTCCAAATAACTCTATGTATGAGCCGTTCTTAAACGTATAAATAAAATCGGTATATCGGAAATCTTTTTCATCCCATATATTCCATTGCTCAAGTATGTTTTTGAAATCCCTATAAACTCCACGCTTTATATGTGGTAGGGAATGAGATACGCACGAAATTCTTGTATTAGGCTTGGTTAAAGCAATATGGATTAATAACTGAACAACCGAATAGCTTTTACTTGACCTTGACCCACCTTCATTGCATATTATCGGATAACCTTCCTCGTATGCCTTTTTGTTAGCATAAAAGACTGGTGTAGCCTTAATCTTTAATTGGTTGACAATCTGCATCTGGTTCTATGGTTATTTGCACATTACCCTTTATGTCAGCGGTTATGTCGGTTGTTTGTTTAGGTCTGCCTTCTAATCTATCTAAAAGGATTTCATAAGCCTTTAAATCGCCTTTCCTTGCCTTAGCTATGATCTGCATATCTAATTGCTCGGCTATTGTAAACTCCTCATCTTCGCCTGTAACTGGATTTCGCACCTTAGTAACCAACTCCAATAAACGTAAAAGCCTTGTCTTGCTATTAGGCACACCTTTACCCCTTCCGTTTGGATTTCTTACTTCTCCCTTTTGTGCTGGTATTAAATTATGATTATTTGCCATATTTCTTAATATTCTCTAATTATTACAAAGTTACCCCGTTCTTCTTGATAATCAAGGTTGGGTCAAGTTTTTTCATTCTATCTATAATCACTTGGCAGTATTTTGTGTCAAGTTCCATACCATAGCATTTTCGTTTAACTTGATTTGATGCAACCATTGTTGACCCAGACCCAAGAAATAAATCTAAAACTAAATCATCTATTTTGCTTGAATTGTTCATAGCAAAAGATATTAATTCTATTGGTTTCATTGTAGGGTGTAAACCTTCTCTATCTCTTCCAAAATCCCATACATCGCTTAAAGATTTGTCTTTTATCTCTCCTTTAAATAAACATAATTCGTGCTTATATCTATAACCTGTTTTACCTAATCCAATACTTGGTTTATTCCATACTATGCAATTATCTATTTTTATATCATTATCAATAAAGCATTTTTCCATTAAAGAATAACCTTTAAATCCTATCCACCAATAAAAATGACAATCTTTAGAAAATAGTATGCTATTAACAAAAGCAGAATTTAATAAATTATATAAATCATCATTATTTAAATTATCATTTAATATTTTACCACTTCTATTCATATTTACCCCATAAGGAGGGTCTGTAAATACCATATCAGCCTTTTGTCCATTCATTAGCTTTGCCACTTGGTCGCTATCTGTACTATCGCCACAAAGTAACCTGTGTTCGCCTATCTCAAATAAATCTCCTAATACTATGTCCGTTTCGCTTCCCCCATCTGGAACTGCAAAGTCATCTTCTTCTGCCTCTAATACGTTTGCATCAAAGTTTGGTATATCAAGACCCCATTCTGTTAATTCCTCTGCATCCCAATTATTTGCTAAGTCATCCCAATTCCATTCTCCATAGCCTACGTTATCTTTAACTATAAATTCCTTCTTTTGTTCTTCGGTTAGTTCTTTAGCTTGTTTTACAGGTACATCCGTAAGTCCAGCTTCAATACAAGCCTTTAGCCTCATATTACCACCTAAAACTATATTGTTCTCATCTATTACAATTGGTCTAAGTTCAAGCATTTGTGGGAAGTCTTGGATTGACTTAACCAGCTTCTTAAACTTGTCATCCTTAATAATTCTTGGATTGTTAGGATTAGGTTTGATTATGTTGATGTTCATTTATCGGTTTTTTGTTGGTGTTCGTATTGATATTATGCTATCTACTTTTTTCTCTAAATTATCATATCCTACCCATTTGCCACATTTAGTACATTCAAATTGGGTTTCTTTAATCTTACCGAACCAAAGATAGCCTTCGGTAACTGAACCGCATTTACAAGTATATAGCTTCTTTCCGTATGTATCTTTCATCGCCCTTGTCTGTTATATGGTTTAACTGCCTTGTCCTTTGGACCAGATGTCTTTTTGTACTTGCCACACTTTCTTTTCCCAAATGATTGTTTGCCTTTACTGTCTAATTTTGCCATTATAGTTATTAATTAAATCTGCCATAAAATCAAATCTTTGTTCTTGTGTTTCCCCAAATACATAGTGAGTAGTACCATCAATTTCAAAAACATAGCAAGGATAACCTGCTATTTCTTGCTCTTTGCACGTTTCAAATATGTTACTTGTATTTGTCAATTAATTCGTTTAATTCAGTTCTTGTCCATTTCTTTAGCCTATTATTTACCGCTTCAAACTCTAACTCCTTAACCGCTTTTTCACCAATCCTTTCTACAAGTCCGATTCGGTACATTGCTTGGTTGCCGTGCTTAAACATATTGCATCCAGCACATTGCAAGTGGATATTCCATTCGTTAAACCTTAATGCCGAATACCCTTTAACTGTAAAATAGTGTCCTGCTTGGTTACCATTGTAGCTTCCGCAACTAATACAAGGCAATCCTTCATCTCGTTTCCTTATGTAAGCATTTACTAATTTTTGGGTTTTTTCTAACAACTTTGGTAAAGGTATCAATGGCATAAAGCAAAATTAGGTTTACTTTTTCAATCTAACAACACAAAGTCTATCATTATGCTTGTATCGTTTTTTGTTTATTGGGTTCATATAAGCCATAATCGTTTTATAGTCAGTACTTAAAAACCTTATTGCCTTTGCTATTGATCTAAACTCTATCTCCTCTTTTGTGTCCAGATAAATCAGTCTTACCTCAATGTTGTTATCTATCCCTGTCATTTGTTTATCAGTTTGTAATAAAGTATTTTCAATAATTCCCAAAGTGCTATGGTTATAAATATTTTAAGCATAATCTTTTAATTTCAAAGTATAAATGTGCGGTTAAATAAATGCAACAAGCAAGTGGAACTGATATCAGCATAAACTTTGCTAATTCGTAAATAAATGTTAATTGTTTCATAATTGGTTTTGTAAAAATAGGTACAAAGTATATCTTTTGCATTCATTTTTGATAAATATTTCATTGTTTAATTTCTCCAAGTCTTTAGGTGTTTTAGCCTGTGCCTTGTAATGTGCTATTATTTTATTCTTTATTTGATCTGCTTTCTCTGGACTTAGATTCTCCTTGTTTAATTCCTTTCGCTTCCAGAGTATATCAAAAGCCATCGTATTTAGCAACTCCCATCCTCTTTTAGCCGACTTTTCCCAATTTTCGTACAATGCTTCTATAATTTCATTGTCTTGGATTTTAGGTATCTCTACTGGTTGTGGTTCTACATAGGTCTTTTGTCTTACTTGTAAAGCTATTGGCTTATAAGCAGCCATTACATCACCAAAGAATTTAGGGGTAAACATAATCGCTTTGTCAACCGATAATTTACCCATTGCGTAAAGTTCAAAAGCTACTCCTAATTCTTTTAGTTTATAGTTACCATAGTTCTTTATTACAAATTCGCAAAGGAATTGAAATAACTCTATTGTAGGTGTTTGACATCCGCTTAAAGCAATACAGGTTTTTAAATGCTCTTTTACCTCAATAGGTGAGCATCTGCTAACACTCATTGTATCTAAAGCAACTGCAACCTTTAATTCATCTGGTTCAAGTTTAGTGTAAATTTCTAAGGGCATCCCATTCTCTTTCACTAAAATTTGGTTTGTGATTGTTGCTAATTCCTGTTGCATTTGGTTTATAGTTTATGTGAACAAATTTGCCTTCTTTTAAATCTCTTGCCATCCAATTTTTTGCGGTAGCAATCCAATTTAACTTCTTTTCCCCATTTGAATCCGACCAATTTTTAATTACTTCGTGGTAATATGTAAAATTAGCTTCTTCATATTGACTTCCAATAAAAGCTGCCTTAAATTTATTTATATCTAAAAATTCTGTTTCACTAAATAGCGTTTGCTTACTAACCTTTAATTTACTTTCCTTTCCTTTATTTTCCTTTCCTTTCCTTTCCTTTGCATTACCCTCCCCAATGGCATCCCCAATAGCATCCCCATTTTTCCATCTATTTGCAGCACCTAATTTGCCTTTAATACTTAGATGTTCTCTTAAAGCAAGATGATTTTGTAACCTTTCCGAGTAAAACTCCCCAGATGCTATTGAGAATAAGTCAAAGTTGTGTACTACTCCATTAACCTTTACATCGGTTGTTTGCATCTGCATAGCAAGTACAGGAATCAATTCTAATGGTAATTTACCTCCAGCATTTGCTAATTGCTCAATTAAAAACCAATAAATGCCGTAACCTTCCATACCAAGTTGATGCCTTAAAAATAGAATCTTGGTATCATTAGCCGAATTGTAATCGTGGCTAAAATAATAACTATTACTTTTCATAAATAAAATAGCCCTATCAAATCCCTCCTATGTTGCAGATAGGAGTTCATCTCAAGGGCAATAAGTTCTTAATAGGTCTGCAACACCTTTAACAAAAATACTACTTATTTACCATTAATTCAAACTTTTCTATTGCCTTAAATATCTCTAAAGCTACCTGTGGAACTATTGCGTTTCCGTAGGCTTTTATTGATTCTTTTCTCCACTTTGAAAAGGTAATGTTGTCCAGTTCTCTGGAAATCCCATCATCTCCCCCACAAACAGGGGAGAAAGTTGGAAACCTTGACCAGCCATTTGCCTCAAACTTACTTGCAAAACTACTCCCTTTGCTTTGTGTCTTTCTCTCGCTTTCATTAAAGTTTCTTGGCTTCTTGCCGTGTTCCAATCGTAACTGTTCGGAGTTGGTAACATTCCTTGCCTCGCTAATTTTGTTAATGACATTTGATTCTCCGTTGGTGATCCTGTCAGTTTTGTTCCTTCCGATGCTAATGGAGTTGGCAATAATCCCATCATCAATGCTCTCGTTAATGTTACTGAATGCATTGATCCTTCTGTCAGTTGATTTGACTTCATTGTTACTGTTGAATTCGTGCAATCCATTGAAGTTGGAGTAGGCAACAAACCACACTCTATCTCTTCTGTGCGGTGCGTTTTTGGCACAAGCTGGAAGTATAAACGCTTGTACTTCGTACCCTTTAGCCTCCAAGTCAGTTTGCACTTCTTCGAATACCAATCCCCCGTTCCAATTAACAAGTCCGAGAACGTTTTCGCCCACAACCCAACGTGGTTGAATTTGCTCAATTGTTCTAAGCATTTCTGGGAAGAGGTGTCGCTCATCTTCTTTACCGAGTCGCTTTCCAGCACTTGAATATGGTTGGCAAGGAAATCCTCCTGTGAGGATATCAACTTGTCCTCTGTGAATAGAGAAGTCTGTTTTAGTGATGTCATTGTAACTAATTGAATTTGGGAAATGATGTTTTAATACTTGTTGACCAAATGGATTCCATTCGCAATGAAATAGATTTTCCCATCCCATCCATTCCGCTGCTAAATCAAATCCACCGATTCCGCTAAATAAGGATGCGTGTATCATAATGAATATTGAGCAACTTGCTTCTTGTTTTTTAGCTTAACAATAGTTGTTTTTATGTTCATACCATCATTCCTAAGATCAGCTATTCGTGCTGCTAATCTAAAGCAACCGAACTTGTTTAAAGCATCAATAGGGGTTAACTTTCTACCTTTATTTAGGTAGTTTGCGATTTGTGTTGTTTGGCTCATAGTTGTAGGTTTTAAATTTGCGCTTTACGTTATCGCCCAACGTGGGGGTTAAAATGGCAAGTCATCAGTTGAATGTGGTTCTGCTTCCTGTTGGTTTACGGCAAATTCCTTTTTACCTGTTGGTGCGTTATAAGAAACTTGTTTACCTCTACCACAATAGTTTTTCTTTGCCTTTTCTGCTCGTTCCTCCATACTTTGGTTGTTCCATACTGTGTGAGTGTTTCCTTTGTCATCTGGTTGCTTTAAAAAGTCGGTAGCTACGTTTGCGTAGTGTTTTCCGTTTTTAGCTTCCTTCCAGTTGATTTCTTGTTTGCAAATGTTTAATACAATCATTGTTTTTAGTTTAATGTTTATTTAATTGTTCTTGTTCTAATGCTATTTCGTTTTGTCTATCCTGTTCTAATTCTTCCTCATCTTCTTCTTCTTCCCAATCGCAATGTTCTAAACAATCTGGACAAATTCCAATTTCATCCATATCGGTATATGCTCCGCAGCAAGTTGAATAAGGCATAATTAATCGTTTAAATAGTTTTCAAATACTTCAAATTTATCAGCTAACATTTGATAAGGAACATAATCCCTTTTAGGTTGCTCTAATAACTCTGGGAAGTACTTTTGTTTATGTAGTTTAAGTTTATACTTAGCTAAATTTAATTGATGAATCATTTCACTTGCATTTTGAGGATAGCTTGTATCTACTTTGTAATTCCAGAACTTAACTGCTTCCCTTAAATCCCATAATCTTGTTAATGGTGTCATAAAGTTTGTTTTTTCTTGGTAAATAATTTAGTTACTTCTTTATCGGCTAATTCTTGGTTTAATGTGTAAAGTTCAGCCAATTCGTTTGTGCTAATGCATAAGTCAATAGCTAACTCCAAGTCATCAAGATTATCGTGCGTTTTAATATAGGCTGGTTTTTCATCACTTTGCGCCATTTCATCACCTGTATAAAGTCCGCTTAAATCTTGTGGGTAAGCCTTTCTTAAAGCTAATGCTTCTGCAACTTTACTTAACATTGTATGTGGCATCTTCGCCCATAAGCCCATTGGTTTGCCTTCGTTTGTTCGTTGACAGTATTCATCCCAATAAGCTACTCCAACGGCTGCTTCATACCTTAAATCGCCGTGAAATCTAAATACTGATACCTTACAAGATATTAACTTACCATCTTGTTCTACAAATACAGGTTCGCTTTGTCCACCATAGTTTCCACTTCTTTCAGCGATTACTCGGAATCCATCAATGCTTGTTTGAATGGTCATTTTTTTAGACCATCCGTTTTGCGTTTTAACGTTCCTGTGGATGCAATAAATCTGCCTTGATAATGCATCAAGTCCAGTTCTTTGGGCTTGATAAAGAAAGAGTTTTAGTTCATCAACTGTTGCCTCTGGAGCAATCTGCGATTTTACTAACTCTACTTGATCTTTCGTGTACGAAAGTTGTGGCTTTTTAGCCAGTTGTTGTTCGTTCATATTGGTTGGTTTTAGAGTTTAAAATTAACTACTTTGGTGTTAATAACCAAATTAAATAAGCACATTTAAGTTGAAAACATCCTTTTTTATGGTATCATCAAACTTATTTGACAATTGACCTTTAATCTTTTGGATTGAGTGCAAAACTGTTGTCCTATCCCTGTTAAAAATTTGTGCTATTTCCTCGCCATTTAATTCGGTTTTTTCCTTAGTCAAATACATAGTCATTTGCCTTGCCAAAGTAACCTCCTCGCCTCTATATTTGGACATCATTTGTCCATACTTAATTTGATAGTAATTGCACACTTTTTCGGCTATTTCAATAGCATACTCCTTTTGTTGTTCTTTGTCCATTCTTGTTGTTTTTATGTTTAAATGTTTGTCTAATAGGTCTTTTAACCTGTTTATTTCTTTTTTTAGTTCTTTGTTCTTTTCTCGCAAAACCTCAATCTCAAGTTCTGCCATATACGTTTTGTGTACTTCTTTCATTAGAAATGTAAAAGGTTTATTGGTAACATAAAGTCCTCCGTTAAGGTATAAAGGTCCAGAATCAAGTAATGATAGCTTTTAAGGATTCTGCGCTGGATGTCATTCATTCTTGCAATCTTGATTAGTAAATCTTCCTCGCTTATCATTGTCCTTGTATCATCCAATCCTCGCCTCCATTCAGCAAGATCAGCCTCAAATAGATTTTGCCTTCCCTGTGCTTGTTTTAGCAGTTCCAGTAGGATTGTTGCTCTTTTGTGCAACTTTAGTTGTTTCTCTTGATAGATTAGTTTGCTCATATTGTTTTAGGATTTTATAAACCAACTTACTAAGCGTTATGCCTTTTGAGTCGGCTTCGGTTTGCAGATTAGTCTTGATTTGGTTCGTTACTAATGTTGTTATTAGGGTTTTCATAGATTTCTTTTATGCCTTCGGCTAATTCCTTACAGGCGGTTACTGTTTCTTTTACATAGCCACTTGGCATTGTCTTTAATTGAGTTTCTAATGTGTAAATAAGTGTTTCTATTGCGTTCATAATTAATTGTTTTTTAATTTTTTGACTAATCTTTCGCATTTTACAATGCTTATATATTTTCTTGATAAATCGTGTGGAATAAAAAATGATGGTATTTTAATCCTAATAGGCTTTTCTTTTAAGTTTTTCATATTAAATGTTTTGAAGGATTGCGGTAATTAAAAATGCCACGCATACAATAATAAATGCGTAAAGTGGTTTGATGCTTTCAGCTTGGTAGCGTTCGTTTGCTTTCTCTTGTGGAGTTTTTAGTCTGTTCATATTGGTTGTTTTGGTTTAGAAATCAAAGATAGGGTAAAACCTTATAACTTTATCAAACAAGCCAATTATTTTAAATAAATGTGATGAACGGCAAATAATAAGGATAAATGGTATAATTTGACTTATAAGGGATAAATGTGTGTCAAATAGTGCGTTTTATGACACATTATCGTACCAATAAGTGCTAAAAAAACCACCCTAATAAGACTAAAAGGGTGGCTAAACCTAAGTTCTCCAATATGAAAGCCAAAGATATATAAAAAACCCCACCTTTTTAGGGGTGAGGAACTATGAACGAACAACTATTTAGAACCATCCTGTAATGGTGTATCGTTAGAATTATCTACTCTCCTGTAACCTTCTTTCCAGAGAATCTTACATAAAGTTACACTTTTCTCAATAATTGCATCTTCATCATCCATTGGATTGAGTATATGTAAGCACTCGTGCAACAGGATTTCAAGCTGCTTCTTGCCCTTTAGCCGTGAGTCAATATAAACTACACCATCACTTTCAGCAATGCCGTGAGCCTGTTCCCTACCTAATTTGCGATATATTATTTTTATCTTCATCTTTCATTAAAGCTAAATCTGGTCTGTCTATTTCTTTAAATATAAGTTTCTCTCCACCTCTTATTTTGCCTAATGTTAACTTAATCTCTTGCTCTAAGTTGTGCAATTCAATTAGTTTAGCAACCAGCCATTGTTCTTGTTGTATTGATGTCAATTTTGCAAAGTTTTTAGGGTATCTCATATTAGAAAATTTTGTTTTTATAGATTCTTTTATTTTGCACCGAATAGTAGCCTTCAACATCTTTTTCTAATATAGCAAATCCTTGTGAGTAATTATCAACGTGCTTACAATATTCCACGTTAGGATGCATCAAATGTCCGGTAGTCCAGCAAGTAAATACTTCCTCATCAAATTGATTTTTGGTTGTGTAAGATTGTACTTGATGAACGTGCGAAGCTATTGCCGACTGCTTAACCCTATCATATAAAGTTTTAGCTGGATTTACACCGCTTCCCCTTCTAAATGTTGTATCGCCGTGAATGATAGGTAATTTGCCAAACTTAACGTGATCTATGTTCTTAATTGGAATAATGTTAAAAGTATTTAGCATCAAGATTTCCTCAATGTCAAACTTACCGCTTAAACCTAATAACTCTGGTGCTTTTGTTCGCATATACCTTTCATACCTAAATTCGTGATTTGCATCTAAGTTATAGTAAATCGGAATCAAAGGGAATGATGCTCTTATAAATCCAAGCATCTCAATTATCGCCTCATATTCCTCATCAAACTTTCTTACTCTTGGGTCTTTTTGGAAATCGCTTAATTGGTAAAAGTCAACCAAATCCCCATTGATAAATAATGAATCAATCTTCTGGTCCTGTAAGTATTTAAAGCAAACCTCAATCGCTTTAGGGTCGTGGAATGGTACTTGTAAATCACTTATAAAACCCATCTTCTTAATTCCTATCGGTAAACAGTAAACAATCTTTTCTTCTACCCAAGTAGGTGGCTGCACAAAGTTTGAAGCAGTACGTTTAAAATCTTCTATAAATTGTTTGTTAGTTCCTTTTACACTTTTAGTTTCTCCAGTCTTACCCCTATAATAACGTACTAAATAACGTACGTTCTCTTGATTGTCAAAATGTGCTGATTGCTCCTTCATAATCAAAGAAGCTAAAGTATTAGAAGGCATCCATTGAGGATATTTAGCTAAATAGTCCAAGACTATTTGACCACTCATTGTGGTTTTGCTTCCGCCTTTTTTTGTTGTTGCCATAGGTTTTGGTTTTATGCGATACTATTTAGAATTAGGTCTGCTTCTTCTTCCCTACGTTTGACCAAGCCATCAAGTCCAACATTTTCCCAAAGTCTTTTAGACCTTTCTATTTGGTCAGCAATGCCTTCGTAATCTTTTTTTGCCACAAGGTCAACTATTGCCCTCATTTCCTTGCGCCTATCGCCATCTAACTTATTGCCTCTGTTATAAATCATTGAAACCAACGCACCTCTTGTGTCCTCGTTCAAGGTGTCAAGTTCTGGATAAATGGCTTTAGTCAAAGCATAGTATTTAGGTAGCGACTTATTAACGAATACATCATAGGCAAAATTGTATGGAATCCTAACTTGTAGTATTTCGCCACGCATCATTGATTTAACGGCTTCACCTTTTATCCCTACTACTTTCCTTAACGCATTAAGATAGTTCAAATTTAAGCCTTGCCAATCGCTAAAGAACTGCTTTTCGGTTACATAACCAACATCATAGCCGAGACCAATTGTGCAGCCCGAATCACCTCCAGCCCAAATAGGCTTTTGGTATCTTTTTTCGTACACGGCTCTACCTCCTACCTCGTGCTTAATAATCATCTCAATTGCTTTGCGACTAATCATAACACTTGATTTATAAAGTAAACTAATCCAATAACCCACAATACAAAACCAATTGCAAATGCTCTTTTTTCGTTGTTTTCCATTATTTACTGAATTTATCAATAGTTGTTAAACCTGCAAATGCCATACTCATATAAAAAACTAAATCGCCTAAATGGTCGCTTTTAGTAATTACAAAAGTTGTATATAAACAAATAGCACCAATAAAAGCTAAAATCCTTTTGTGGCTCATTGCACCAACTTCATCACTAAACATTGAAATAATAAACTTTTTCATATTAAAACTTTTTATAGTAACCAAAAGAATATCCGTTCATTGTTGCCGTTGCCGTATATAAGGTGTTTTTAGCCGTTTTAAGGGCAATTGAACCTCCAATACCAATTTGTCCGTTTGAGTGCTTTAAATCGCCTATAAACCCCAAATAAAGCTGGTTCTTTAACTTTGGCTCTATTAATTTGGTAATTGTTATGGTAGGAAGGTTAAAATTGGCACTAAAACCCCTTCCTTGTATTTTATTTTGACTGATTGTGTCTTGTATGTATGCGTATCCTAAAGAATCTATGCGCATAGTATCGGAATAAACCTTTACTTGGTTGTAATCCTTTACGATTGTAATTGTGTCCGTTTCAACAATGTAAATTGTGTCTAAAACTACAAAAGGGATTGAATTTCCCTTTATAAATTTTGTAAAAGTTTTCTGTTGGTAAACTGTATCAGTTATGATTACAGGTTCACTTTTGGTGTATCGTGCCTCACTTGCGATAAAAAAGATTAGAACCGCCGTTAATAGAACGATTACTATCTCTTTCATTACTTAAATCTTTTGGTAGCTTTAATGTAATATCTCGCTGCTAAAATACCAGAAACAATAGCAATCAAACTCGCTATTAAAGAAACTATCGGCTGCACATTTGCAACACTAATAAATGCGGATGTTCCGCTAACAATAGTTAATAAGTCCGATTGATTGCTATTATGTACCATTACGCTTCAGTTGATTCTTGTGGTGGATTTTGTTCTGCATTTAACTTACCCAAGAACTGCAATAACGGAAGCCCATAAGCAGTTGGGATAGTATTTATAAACGCTTCTAATTCCTTGATTTGATCTTGATTAATTGTTATCATAGTTTTTATTTTATATACAAATATAGTTAAATACTTTAAATTTCCTATGGATTAGAAAATGGGAGTGGCAAAACCACAATAGGTGGATTAACTTGATTCTCTATTTGTTGGTCTAAATTAAGGTCTAAAGCTGCAACATCTATTGAATTGTCAAGCCAAGAACAAACAATGTCATAGGTTAAGTCCTCGTAAGGGATAAAGTTAGTAACATCATCCTTTGAGAATGATTGAGAACCATATAAGTAAGCAAAGTATTCTACTCCGTTAATTGTTTCTTTAGCGTTGCGATTCCAATGTGCGACTACCACAAAGTCTGTTAAGCTACCATCTTGTGGAACGCAGTCTAATTGATTGATGTACCAATATTTCATATTATTTTATTTAAATATTATATATATAATTAATGATAAGTAAGTTAACAAACAAGCTAAATCAATATTTGTAAAATCAGATATTCCAAATAATATATAGATTAATTTATTCATAGTGTTTATTTTGATTCCAAAGCTACTATTTTATTTGATAAAAGTTCTATTTGTGCTTGTTGTTGCTGCATAGCCTTAACAAGTATTGGAATCAAATCTTGTCTAATTTGCTTGTATGGTTCTTCCCCTTCAGGTGCAGGATTTATTGATTCATCTATTAAGTCAGGGAAAATTTCTTCAAATTCTTGTGCTATAAAACCTCTTATATTTTTACCACTATTTCCGCTTTCTTTTTTCCAATCAAACTTTCTTGGTCTTAAAGCCATAATAGCATCTAAACCTATTTCTAAATCACTAATATTTTCTTTTAATCTTACATCAGATATAGCTGATATAGTTGTATTTGTGGCATTAATTGTTCCACCAGAAGTTACATAAAATCTATAAACCGAATTTGTTATATCTCTTAAATAATAAGTATTTTCTCCTGAAGCAACGCTTGTGAAAAGCACACCACTTGAATCAAATCTAAATCCAGCAGTATCAACTCCAGTAGTTGTTTTACCTATTAACACATTACCCCCCGATGTGATTCTCATTCGTTCGGTATCGTTAGTTGTAAATGTAACTGGATGATTACTTCTTGAACCAAAAGCAACATTACCACCAGCATCTCCAATCATTTGTGCTACTACTGAACCAGATGAAGCTAAAACAAAACCATAAGCTGAACCATCTACTTGCAAAACTCTTGCAGTACTTGTTATTGTTAGCGGACTACTCGTTCCGATTCCAACGTTACCAGCAACAATATTTAATACATCTGTATTTGTTGCATCTCTAAATCCTAATATATTACTTCTTGCATAAATTCTGCCTTGTAAAGTAGTTCCATCAAATTTGAAAAAACTTACAATATTATCATCTACACCAGAATTGTTTCTACCATTTAATACCATTGTAGTTCCACCACTATTTGAATTTGCCGTTACACTACTTGAGAATGTAGCAGCACCAGTAGAAGCTATTGTAAAAGCAGCACTTCCTCCGTTATTAGTAGAAAATAATATTTTTTGGCTATTAGTTGCTCTTATGTTTAAATCACCTAATGCAGAACC